GTTTGGCTTTGACCCTAAGGGTGAGATGTGGCGGCTCCCGGCTATGTTTGTCGGGGAATACGCTGAGATGGACGCGGAGCTTACGTTAGAGCTCTGGAAGTATTTTAAAATAGAAATTGGCAAAGAAGGGCTGACCACGGTCCACGAACTTGAGCGGGACTTGCTGCTTTGTCTTGTGGACATGACCATGCGGGGCATTCGGGTTGACTTGGATGCAATGGAACAAGCCACACAGTTTATGCTCAACGAAGAGAAAGAAGCTATGAAGGCCATAAAGCATATGGTCGGCTTTGATGTTGAGATATGGGCCGCTGCTTCTATTGCAAAAGCCTTCGATGAACTTGGCCTGCCGTATCCAAAGACAGATAAAGGTGCGCCGTCTTTCACAAAGAGCTTTCTTAATAGCCACAACCATGACTTCGCAAAGCAACTTCTGCTGGCTCGTGAATACAATAAGAGCAAAGGCACGTTCATGGACGGGTTGCAGCGTCACGTCGATAAGAATCACCGCATCCACGGGCACATAAACCAAATCCGTTCTGACGACGGCGGCACAGTATCGGGCCGTATATCTATGTCGAACCCAAACCTACAGCAAATCCCGGCCCGTCACCCAAAGCTGGGCCCGCTGATTCGGTCTGTGTTTGTCCCTGAAGAAGGGGAAAAGTGGGCGTCTATAGATTACTCGCAACAGGAACCGCGGATCTTGGTCCACTTTGCGTCTCTCTATCAAAAGGCAACTGGCACAAATATGCCTAAGGTCGATGAGTTTGTTGACCAGTATACAAACAACCCGGACATGGACTTCCACACGATGGTCGCTGACATGGCAGATATTCCCCGGAAGCAGGCTAAAGTAATTAACCTGGGTATGATGTATGGCATGGGCGTAGGTAAACTAGGTGACCAGTTGGATGTTTCAAAAGATGAAGCAAAAGAACTGACGCAGCAGTACGATACCCGTGTTCCTTTTGTGCGCAAACTAATGAAGGTCGTACAGGACCGGGTTCAGAACGGTAATTCAGAGGGCTCGATTCGCTCCCTGCTAGGGCGTAAATGCCGCTTCCCTAACTTTGAGCCAAAGTCTTTTGGTATGCACAAGGCAATGCCTTACGATGAGGCCCGGGCTCACTATGGTCCTAACGTAGGATTACAACGAGCATATGCCTACAAAGCCTTGAACCGCCTCATTCAGGCGTCTGCTGCGGACATGACAAAGAAGGCAATGGTAGACCTTTATAAGGGCGGTACGCTGCCCCTTTTACAGGTGCATGATGAACTTGCGTTCAGCGTCAAAACAGAGGCTGAAGCGAAGGGGCTTGCAGAGACTATGTGTAATGCGATATCATTGGAAGTACCGATGAAGACCGACATTGAGCTAGGCAAAAGCTGGGGCGATAGTATGTAAGTTTTTTTCGTTTTCCTCCCTGACTTGGCCCCGCTTCGGCGGGGTCTTTTTTTGTTGCCTTTCTAAGCATAAAGTCCTATATTATCCTAGAATAATAACCTCTGTGGAGTAATAAATGGACACCTCGAAATGGAAATCAGTCCTTGTGCCCGTTAAGGTGTATCAAGGTATCAAAAAAATCGCTGAGATAGAGAACCGAAGTATCTCTGGTCAGCTTCGCGTCATGTTTGATGTATTCTGCAAAGCAGAAGGTTATGAGATAAAAGAGACAGATTAATATCTAGATCCTCTGGTGTCTTCTCTATACACTTTACCAACTATTTTAAAAAAAAGGAGAAGAGCATGTCGGATCTACCGAACCGTAGACCTTGTGTTACAGAAGAAGTGGGCATGGGTTTGTCAGTAACTGTCAGTTATCATCCAAAGACCGGAGACCCTATTGAAGTATTTTTAACTGAGAGAGGCAAAGCATCAGATAATCCAATGCAGCAAGCTTTGTATAATCTGGGGGTGACAGCTTCGCTGCTCATGCAAGAGGAGAACCCTTATGCGCAATCTCCAAGCCAAGATAATCAAAGGGCCGCGGTATAAACTACAAGTGGTTCGCCCCAAAAAGGGCAAAGGTAGCTACAAAAGGAAAGGACGCATCAAGCGTCCTTTTTCTTTGTTCTGTTATCGTCAATCTGTGCAACCTTCAGCTTGTACCCCAGAAAATTTAAACAGTCCTCTAAGTCCTGTACACGGGGCTGGTACTTGGTCCGCCATCCGCGGATCGTGTCCCGGTGAAAGCCTACCCTTTCGCTCATGTCACACTCATGTATCCGCTGCCGGTACATCTCTTCAAAGAGAAACCTGACGATAGGATTGTTGTTTGTGATTCGTTGCCGGACAAACTTTCCCCGGCTTTCATTCCAATCCCTCATATCCACTGGATAACAGGCTGTTCGCGTGGAGTGTCAAACTCTTTGCGGAACGGGTCAATCTCCCAGATAAACCACGCCATAGCCGTCTTGCCCGAACCATACCAAGCTTCATCGTGGTCGCCGCGAATCAACGTAAGACGCTTTGTGTGTACCAGTACCTTTGTAGGCGGCATGTCTTTAAATATTTCTGCATAACGCTTCTGTCCTTCCAGAAACGCCAACCGCAATAAAAAGATGAAACCCTCACCCTGGGGGCTCTCTGACTGAAGCTTGTAGGCATGCTTCACAAAATCGTTAGCCAGTTTATACGGCGGGTTAGTCACGATCCACGGCGCATGGCTCTTCTGTTCCATTAAAAAGTCCACATTATGCTCGTCCCCATAACCGCGGTCCACGAGGTCTGTGCTGTACGTCCGCAGGCCGTATTCCTCAAACACCTTTGACATATGGCCCTCACCGCAGGCGGGCTCCCAGATGTCGTACTTGGTTTTTTCATCACCGTACACGAGCCACGGACAACGGCCCATCATAGCCTTTGTCGCCTCTGGCGGTGTTGGATAGTAATCATCCTTTTCTCTTCTGTCTTCTGACATAACTAATACTCCGTAACCGTTTGCCCCGTGATGACCGTGGAGCTTCCTAAATTCCCATCCCTCTGGAACAGGATAATCTTCATGTGAATATCGACAAATAAGTTTCATGTTAACAAAACTGAAAAACTTTAACATAATAGTGGGTGAAGGGGCGTCTTCGGGGGAAGACCTTTGGAAAAAATGAAGGGCCTACAAGTAGGGCTGATAGGTGAGCATATTTGTGCCACCCGTCTTTTAAAAATGGATGTGCAAGCCAGTATCGTGCATATGGGCTGCTCAGACATTGTTGCCGAATACAATGAGCAGATATGGCGCGTCCAAGTAAAGACAAGCCAGTTGAAGCGGAACGGCAAGCGGACACTGAGTTATCAATTCGCAACGTGTAAGGGGGGCAAAAAGCTCCCCTTAACTTTCTCTGACTGCGATATTGTGGCGTTAGTTGCATTTGAAATAGAACGTGTGATGTTTGTGCCCGTAGGCTGTTTAAGAAACAACATCACCAAACGCCTACCTATTTCGACGTTTGATGACGAAAATTTATGCCGCACCAGTTGGCAGCGTTGCATGGATTATTATTTGTAACGCGACGGCGCAGGCTTCAGAGATCTTCTGGACGCTTTAACCGGCTTACGCCGCATCGATAAGCGATTACGGTTAGCCAATCTAATATCATGGCCCCTAACACCCTGTTGCGTGAGATACGTTCTGTCACTTTGAGAAGCCTTTCTTGGTCCTTCATGCTTTCTAAAATTTATCACCTTATCGGTCATCATTTCCAGACAAAGCTTAAACTGGGCAGGAGTCATATCTGCCGCACCGATCCAATCTGTCATTGAACTCTCCTTCTGTGTAAAAGTCTTCAGGCATTTTGTTGCTTTTTGCGTGGTTTTCTTCCGCGGTTATTATTTGAATATTCCACGGTACATTCAAACCGGTCACTACGTCACTTTGAACAGGATAAAAATGGTCACATTGAAATTGAGTGCCTGATTGTTTACTCAGTTCACGAGCCCGTTTTTCCATAGCCCGTATATCTTCAATGTTTATCCACTTAGGTGTGGCTAATGACACAATGCGGCGTCTTTCAGCCGCATACTTTTTCTTTTTTTCACGGTCTATAAATATTTGATGAGGGTTTTCCCACCAGATAGTTTGTGCCTTTGTAATCATGCGAGAAACATGTGTGGCGTTACGCAGAAGCATACGCTGATGCTTTTTCTTAGCTTCGTTCTTTGCGTAGGTTTCAGTTTTCTTAAAAGCTTTAGAGGTTAACCGCATTTTTTCTCTGAACTCAGGGTCTGCTCTCAGTCTTCGTTTATGGTTGTCTCTTTTACATTCAAGGCAATCTCCTGAAGACACTTTACGCTCAGAAATATGACCTCTTGCACAAGGAAGCCCTGTAAAGTATCGAACTAAACCTTTTGCTTTCGCTTCTTCTTTTAAAATTATCTTTGAATGTAGTTCTGGAGACACAACCATTTTAGCCGATTCAATAGAAAGAACTTTAGTCACCCTTTGATTGGTTTTCTTAGAGAGTGTTTTATCTCTATAATATTCCCGTAGGCATTGACGGCATTGGTTAGTAGAAACATTCCGGTCAGAAATATGACCTTTGCCGCACACCTTGCCTACAAAATATTGTTTTAAACCCCGGCGTTTAGCTTCTTCTTTCGTTACAATTTTATCCCCGTAGATACGACGTGCTTCTTCTAGCGCATCCGCAGTTTTTGTTTTTCTTTTACACTCTCTACAGGTCCCACTATTTGTATCACGCTCAGAAATATGACCTTTGAGGCAGGGCCCACCAGTAAAGTAGCGAGGGAGCCCCAACGCCTTCGCCTCTTTCCTAGATATAAAAGGGTTTAAATTCAACATCTTAGAAGCCCCCGCCCATATACTTATATAAAAGGTAACATATAATGGTATACCCTACAAGGACTGCGGCTACTTGGGCCTGTGAATAATTTCTCATTTTTTCCTCTTTACATCAGATTATATATAAGCTATCTCATATATTATAAATGCAATCAACTGAAGTCAAGGAGATATAAAATGACTGTTGAAAAGAAGAAACGCGGCCCGGGCCGTCCTCGTAAGGTTGTTGATAACACACAGCCTACCCCTGTAACGCTGCCGAAGGACTTGTCTACAAAACACCGGGTGCAGCTTATGCGTCTTAAAAGAACGGTTGAAGATGTGTTGCATTCTTATCGTAATTTAAGTCACCCCGATATAGGTGACATAATTGCGTTGGATGACGCCTTCCTTTCCTTCAAACACGACTTTTTTGAAGAAATGGTCAAAGACGAAGTAAAGAAGGCACCTTTCTAATGAAAGTGCCCGTCGTTGTAAAAGATACGCCAAACATGGGTGGCATGCTCACACAATACGGGGCAATGCAGTGTTTAGCGTATTTCGCGGAAGAGGCTGATTGGAATGGTCAGCCTCAACACGCTCAGTTCTGGCGCGAAGAATACAACCGGCTAAAGGAGTCGGATGACGCCGGGGTCGTGGGTTGGTATTCAAGCCCAACTTTAAATGCTAAACTGAAAGAGAAGGACTGCAAAGTCCGGTATCAACCTTATAGTAAACGGCACTTATTGAGGCGATGGATATGACCGCAAAGATTATCGACTTTGAAAAGAAGTATATTGAAAAGCTGGAAAACGAACTCGAAGCTGAAGCAGAGATTATCTTTGAGGGCGAGGGTGTAATGGATGGCGTGGATTTCCTGTCTGCTATGAAAAGTGCAGGGCTCCATGTCATGGTCGTAATGGATGATGTTGAAGGGGATGAGCAAGATGAGTGATAAATGGGTCGATGATATGATTGATCAGGCTGGGCATGTAGGGGAACAAACCCTGCGGCCCGCTTGGTCTGATTCGGTACAGGTCGTACAGCGAATCGTGAACCTGCATTGCGATAAAATGCTCCGTGATGGTAATATGAGCCGCGAGGCGCATAATGAAGTCACTGAAGTCCGTAAACACTGGACAAGGATATTGCAGGGATGACAACCGATAACGATAACACAACCACTGTCGAAATCAGCCCAACACAGAAAGATTTCAACCTGGGGTATGAAATGGGGTGCGATGCACTTCAACTGATTTCCAAACACGTTCAAGCGCAGGCCGCGGACCACGAGCCCATTGTCATGTTAGGCATGATGAGTGTCATCATCGAATGTGCCTATCGATCATGCGTGGACAAAGATGACGTGGAAGAGCTTATCGGTATCGCAAGGGACATGGCAATTGACGCTGCTGAAGCCCGCGGGGAAGGGACCATGCATTGAGAAGACGATTCGATTGGTCACGTTTAAGAAATAAAAAAAGACGGGTGAAATACAAATCACCCGTCTTTCGTTTTTAGAACTTGTACTGAAACTCAGGATCGTCCCAACGCAAATCCATAAACTTGCGCCGCAAAACCTGAAGACACTTAGGTATGTTTGTCTCAGGTTTTGTTTTATAGGTCGTATTGACGTGCAGCAAGACATCCTCATTGTAGGTATCTTTACGCGCTGTAAGAATGTAGGCGTTAGAATGACCATCCGATTTAAAATCGAAATACTCTACCCTACCGCTATAGAAAACAACTTCAAAGGTCGCATCGGTGAAACCTTGCCAATATACGTTGATTTCTTTTGCTTTAACGTCTGCGTCTGTAGACATATCATTACCTTTCATGGTTGGAAGAAAAACCCCCGCACATGGCGGGGGCTCTATTGTTAGCTGGCCTGTTTGGAATCAACCTCTAGCCAATGCTTGTAGCTTTTGGCAAGAACCTCATACCAATACTCCACAAACTCTTCATGAGTCATGCGTTTGTCTTTCGACTTTTTCATGGTCGAAGGAGTCAACTTATAGAAGCCAACCGGGACAATCGTGTTTGCCGTTTCAGGCATCCATGATAAACCACCGTTCTCGTTGACCTCCGTTGTCTCAAACGGGGCATACCATACTTGAACAAAGTGTGGATAAGGACCGTTCCGTTCCGCCGCTTTACGGGCCGCGGACACCGGATCATTATCACACGCCCACGTTCCATAATAGCCCGCAGTTGACGCGAAGTAAGTGAAGCCGTTAGGCAGCACATGAGAAGAATTGTCAGACATGACAGTTCCTTTCTCCGGGAGAAACTCCCGGGGTTGGTTAGTTGGTTATTAACGATGTCAAACAACGTCGTGACATTACTGCCACATATAGAGTATACCACATATCGCATACATTGTCAAGTCTTGGGAGTGTCAGTAATTTGACGTCAGTTTTTTGACATTGGGCCGTGTGTCAATTTTTTGACGTCAATATTTTGACACCGCGTTTGAAGAAGAAATGATGATAGGGGGCTTTTTGCGCTTGACGGACCGCGGACCACGGACTATGGTCAGAGTGTACAGGATTCCTTTCTGTTTAGTTGGTTGGTTTCGCCTCGTTCTTGAAAAAGAGCGGGGCGTTACTTTTGTAACGTCAAATTTTCAGGAAAAGTTACGGGTCAAACCCTTACTGGATAAGGGTTACAGTAATTGTTCTTTATATATATAGGGGGCTGAAGAAAAAAAATATTTTTTCTCTCAAACCTGACGTTACACGCGTTACAAAAGTAACATTCTAAATTTAACATATAAAACAAGGGTTTATTCCCTAGACAGTGTTACGTCAGTGTTACTTTTGTAACTTATCTGAGCTATCTATATATAAAGAAACGATTTTTTGCCCTAGTCTTGCACCTTAACTGCTTTCTGGTTATATTTTCGGGGTAAGTCTTTATATAGAGGGCCTGATGGAAATCACAAAAAAGAAGGTCGGTAGACCACCCCGGACCATTGATACCCCGATTTCTCGTAAACAAGAGAAATTTGTTAAAGAACTGGTGGCAAATGACGGCATGATCACAAAGCGACAAGCTGCCATGAACGCCGGATATCCTGAAAAGTCTGCTCATACGCGGGCATCTGAGCTCACAAACCCCAATCTATATCCGAATGTCTGTCGCGCAATCAAAGAATACCGTGCTGAATTAGATGAAAAGTACGGCATCACCTTTGCCCGCCATATCCGGGACATGCAGAAGATAAGAGACTTGGCTATTGAAAACGGGGCTTATTCTGCCGCTGTACAGGCCGAATACAGAAGAGGGCAAGCCCAGGGTAATATTTACATCAACAAGTCCGAAATCCGGCACGGTTCTATTGATAGCATGAGCCGTGAAGAAGTCGAAAAGGCTTTGCAGGAATTAAAAGAACAACATGGAAACTCCATTATCGACATCACGCCCCGCGAAAAAGAAGAATCTGGAGTCGAGCTTTTATCAGAAGCTGAAGACTAACCAAAAAAAGCATAGGCCGGATATTCGGTTCACCCGGCTGGAAAGCTGGGCATCATTAGGCGTTCCTGACCTTGTCGTTTGTGACGAGCGGGGCGTCTTTTCTTTTGTAGAATTGAAGACCACGTCTGGAACGGCTGTCAGGTTGTCCCCTCATCAGGTCTCATGGATGACCCAGCACAAGCATGGTTTGGCCTTTATTTTTGTATACACAAAAAATGCAGATCTTTTTGTATTTGGCGCGGATCAGGCAATAGATGTTTCTGACAGGGGCTTATTAGTAGAGCCCCGGCACCTGTTCAAAGCCCCGGTAAATTGGTCAGAATTTTTTAATTTGACTTTCCCAATATAAGCGTTATCCTATACCTACCAACTAATGTTAGGAGTAATGCTTATGAAAACAAATCCCTTTATTCAAGCGGGTCTTACCCTGTCTGATTATGAACGTGGATATCTCACTTGCCATTTTCATAATCTAATGACGCAAGATTCCGTGACGGAAAACTTGTCTGAAGATGACACTATTTGGGAAGGTATAATGGTCGGGGACAGGATGTTTGATCTTGCTCTGAACAGGACCCCGGATGATGTTGTCTGTGAAGTCTATGAATGTTTTGAAACTGCTGAAGGACAATGGCAGACAAACTGTGAAAAATCGTGGGTGTTGACGGAGATGTCGAAGAAAACATCAGGTATTAAGACAGTAACGCGGGATGAGTTATTTGCCGCGTTACATAATAGCAGGAAGAGTTTGCCTGATTGGCACGAAGTAGATTGTGACGAAGGATATGTGACAATCAATTTTTATGTAGATGAGGAGGATGAAGATGATGAACTCTGATAGAGAAAATAACGTATTGGAAAAAATACAAAGCCTGTCCCCGGAAGTCGCACAAATCCGGCTGACAGATACAATGGTCAATAAATACATTATTGACGCAAAAGCTGACACACAACGGCTGGCGGCTTTGTTCGGATTTACTTTTGAGGATTGCGCACCGGGTGAGGGCCAGACTTTTGAAGCTGTCTGGTGGGACGGAACCCCGGCAACCGTTAAGCTTTACCGGGCAAAGACACGGGGCGATAAACGGGTTTCTATTACAGGCCTTAGGAAAAAGGCCCAGCCCGGTGACCTTATCGCCTTGTCATATAAACGCGGGCCAGACGGTCAAAATGTCCTGACCATGCATGTTTCTAATGTGACCGTAATTTCAGAAGTCGGTTTTCCGGTATCGTATAAAGTGAAGGGGGCATGATGTTTCTGTTATCTCGTCTTTATTATCTCTTATTGTACGGAACAACAGACATAGAAAAGGCCCGGTCAAAGTATGAAATAAAACCGGTCCGGCGTTTGCCCAGACAATAGAAATTGAGCCCGCCCGAACAGGCGGGTTCTTTTTTTTAAAAAAAACTGTTTGACACATTATGGGATAACCCTCATAAAGGGGAAGTCGGGTTGTCCGACACAAACCAACAACATAAGGAACTAAACCAATGCATCATATTGAAAACCACGATACAAACGCTCTGTCTAAGCTTTTGCAGAAGATCCAGAATCAACACAAGATGTCTGAGGATTTCATAGCCCCGACAGACCAGCTTGTTTTTCAGACCGGTGAAGACAGCACCGGAAAACAGCAGTCCGAAATTGTACTTGAAGCCAATAAGGGTGAACCTACACGGATCTTGGGCGTTAATGACGTCGCTTTTGATCAGGTTGCCCGGGACGCTGACATTGCTGTTAGGACGGCCCGTCGGTTGCGGGGCCAGTACCCGGAGCAGTGGGACAGCGTGATCAATGCAATTTGGCAAAAAGAACCTAAAAAACGCATGGTCCGGGCTTTTTGTTTAGACGATAGGGCCGGGACCGCCCGGGCTTTTGTTTCTGATAAGTTTAAGACTTTCGACAATTTCCACCTAGCGCAGTCTGTCATCCCTGAATTAATGGAATCAGACGCAAAATGGCAGATCGAACAAGCTGCCCTGACTGACCGGAAAATGTATATGCGTTTTCGGTCTCATGCTATCACCGGTGAAGGGGCCAATGTTGGGGATCTCATGGCCTTAGGCTTAGGCATATCAAACAGTGAAGTGTCGGAGGGATCGATTCAGGTTTATCAGATTAACTGGACTCTGGCCTGTCTTAATGGGATGCAGACTCAAAACCGGACCAGAAAAAATCACGTTACTACATCCCGCGGGGATGCCGATACATGGTCCATTTTGTCGGATGAGGCAAAAGACGCGGACAACGCGGCCCTGTCTCTGAAAATGCGGGACATTGTCCGGGAATATGCAAGCCGTGAATCTTTTGACCGCGTACTTGAACAAATGCGGGCCGCCGCTGGTGACGTTATTGAAGGGGACTATGTGCAGGGCGCGACGGAAAAGCTTGCCCAGATCCTGACAATCCCTAAAAAAGAAACCGGGCTAGTTTTGCAAGGCCTGATCGATACCATAGGCCAGAACGGTTACGAAAAAGACAAGCCGATCAGCCGCGCGACTCTTGTTAATGCTGTCACCGCATGCGCCCATAAGGCAGATGATGATTCGGTTGATGATTGGCAAAAATTAGGCGGTGACGTGTTGAACCTATCCGCCGCGGATTGGTCCGCTGTTTCGCGGGCTTCAGTCGCCGCATAAATAACCCTTTTGACTCCCAACCTTGCCCCGGCTTTATGCCGGGGTTTTTTTGTGGATTTGACAGACTGCGAAATATCCCATATTGTCGGCCTTACCAATTAAGCAAACGGAGTCGAAACATGTTGAAACACGGGGACATTGATCCAGACACGGGCCGCATTTTTTGGGGCTATAATAAGGGGCGGCCGGAATATTGCGATCCGGATAAATTCAGGGCCAGAACGGAAAAGAAAAACGCCCGGGCCCGCGGCCGGGTTAACCGCCGCCGGTACTGGTTGAACAAATATAAAGAATCGCGGGGCTGTTTTCGCTGTTATCATGCGGGCCGCGATCACAAATGGCCCGCCGCCGTTTTAGCGTTTCATCATATACATGATTTTGAAAAGGCCTTTACTGTTTCCGATAACATAAAAAAGCCCCTCCGGGCCTTAATGCATGAAATAGGTAAATGCGAAATCTTATGCCATAATTGCCATGCATTAGAACACTGAACAAAGCCCCGCCCCGGCGGGGTTTTTTTGTGGATTTGACAGAATAGGAATTATCCCATATTCTGGCCTTACCAATTAAACAAAACAAACGGAGTCAAACATGATTATAGAAACAAAAAACGGTGACACGGTTCAGGAAATACGGCTTGCCCATATGGGCGCGGGCGATTTGATCAAACGGAAACCAGACGCAAAGGCCGTTTATATTGTCAATTTCCGTGAACGTGCAAAGCCGGGAAAACCCGCCTATTATTCGCTGTCAAAATATGATGACATGAACACCGAAATTTTCTTGTCTGAAAACACGCCGGTCTATGTCGGCTTTGAATTTTAAGAGGGGGATCAGACCATGCTGAAAACAGTCGAAATATCACGGGCGGAAAAAACACGCGGCGTCGCGGTTACATACCGGGCCGGGACTTCTGAAAAATTCGGGACTTGCCCCAAAACTTGCGAATTGAACGGTTCAGGTTGCGGGGCGGGCCGGGTTGATTCTGAGTATTTTGAAGCCCTGATCAACGCTAGGCCGCGCCGGGGTTATTCGTTTACCTATACGCATTTCGCGCCTATGCAATGGGCCCACATGACAAAGCCCGGCGGGACAACCGTTAACTGGTCCGCGCCGTCTTGGCCCGCCGCCGCTATGGTTGCGCAAAATATGCCCGTTGTCGCGGTTGTTCCCGCGGACTTCTGGACAGAAGATCCGACGGCGGCGAATCACAAACACGCGGCGATCAGCGGCGTTGTCGGTGTTCGCTGTCCCGCCGAATATTTAGGCGGCGGATTCGGTTGCGCGCAATGCGGCGGTGAAGACGGGCCCCTATGCGCC